ATATATCTTCCTGAATATACGTGGTAAATCTGTAGGTGAATCTGTAGATGTGATCATTACTTGTCCTGATGATAGAGAAACAACAGTTGAAACTCAAATTTATATTGATGAAATTAAAGTTGAAAAGGATGAAAAACATAATCGTGATATTAAATTAGATCAAAATCTAACTTTAAGAATGAAATATCCATCTTTGAGTCAGTTTGTTCAGAATAACTTTGATATCTCTGACGAAAATGCTCAGTCATTTGATACTTCTTTAGATATTATTTGTTCTTGTATTGATGTTGTTTATAATGAAGATGAATCTTGGGCAGCTTCCGATTGCACAAAGAAAGAGTTAACAGAATGGATAGAAACCTTAAACTCAAATCAGTTTAAACAAGTCGAAACTTTTTTTGAGACCATGCCTAAACTATCTCATAAAATTAAGGTGATGAACCCAAAAACGAAAGTTGAAAGTGAAGTTACGTTGGAGGGTATAACGAGTTTTTTCGGATAGTTATGGCTCATATTGATCTTGAGTCATACTTTAAACTTAACTTTGCCTTGATACAGCACCATAAATATTCTTTGACTGAAATTGAAAACATGATG